AGCCCATTCTTATTGTTGATTGATTTGAAAGTTCAATAACTTTATCTTTTGCATTATCTCTTGTTACCTCTAAATCAAAGTGCTTGATGAGATTTCTCTGTAAGTCAAATGATATTTGAGATAGTGAGTAATTTGGTGACATGAGTAGCACATGAGAGTTTGGAACTAGGCAAACTAACTGTCCTATAATATTAGAAATGTATGTTTTACCTTGACGACGAGAAACAGCCGCACAGACAAAACGATATTTGGGATTATTGATTGCATTGATAATTGCAGTTTGAGATGTGTTGGGGCTTACACCCAAAAGATCAAGATACCCCTCAATAGGCAACTTGATAAAGCGATCTTCTGCTGGAAGATCCATGTGAAAGTCAGACGCAATGTCTGAGCGGCTTATTTCAATCAATGTATGGTCTCTTTATTAAATAAGTTAAATGGGTCGTCAGAATCAAACAATCCTTCCTCTTTGCATAAGGTAAGCATATAAAGATATCCACTACAAAGTTCTAACATCATATCTTCTCTGTCAGAAAGTGTAATTCCTGCTTTAGTTCTTTTTGTTAGCTTTGACACTACTGCCATTGCTTCAACTGACACTCCGTCAAGCCACGCTTGGCGTTTATCAATCATTTTGGGTATGCTCATCCTCTAGTCCTTCTTTTTCTAGTTGTTTTTCTTCTTCTACCTTTTACATGCTTTTGAGACTTGGGAGGTCTTTTTACAGAACCTCCTTTACCTGCCCAAAAGACTTTATTAGCCCACCAGGCTGCAGAAGATTTGCCTCTAGCAATATTTCTTCTGTGTCTCGCTTTGAAACTTCTTCTGGCTTCAGGACTATAGTTATGTCCCATGCCCTGTGCTCCAAAGCGAATAATCTTTATACGATTACCAACGCGCACTGCTACTACAGCTTTCTTAGTTGGGTGCTTTGGTGTTCTCTTTGGCTTATTAAGACCGCTGAGACCGTACCTTTTTAGTTTTGCTTTTTCGCTTGCTGTTAGTGCCATTGTTAATCATATTTACGACTCTATGAAGTCGTCCTGCTTTCATAAATTTATGAAAGTCTTTTATAAGTTCTATCTACCTCTCCTTGGTAATATTCGCCCTGCACCTCTTTTACCAAAACGAGCTCGTCTTGGATTAGCGGTTTTACCAAATCTTGGGCCGATAGGTTTAGGAGCTGCTGAGTATCTAAATGCTTCATAGCTACCTGCGTTCTTACTGTTTACAGTAGTTCCTGCAGCTGCATTCATATCTCTAGTAATTCCTCTATTTAGTCTATGTTTACGGATCTTCTGAGTGTTATGCACACCAGTTGGTCCAGTTAAAAAACTACCTGTTCTTGCCATTCTTCTTCCTTAAAGCTCTCTCATATACTGGATGAGAGCTTCCTGGCATAAATCTCTTGGCTTTTCCTCTGCCATGTGAGTGTATGCCTCTTAGTCCTAACTTTCTAGCACGTTTCCGTGCTGCAGTCGCTGTTTTAAAAATATCTTTATTTTTAATAAACTTTTTGTGTGTTCTTTTATTCAGTGCCATTTGCCCAATGTTGCTCTATCAACTCTTTATTGCTCTCTGTCTTTGGTAGATTAAGTAGGGTGCGAAAGTCCTGACCCCAAGCTAATCTTCCTTCAACTGCGGTTCTTAATTTGATTGACATTTTTACGACTTGTAGTATTTCCTTTACTACGTCTTTTTGCATATCTACCTGCCTTTTCTTCGGCTAGTTTTTCTACGTTTTCTCTTAGTAAAGGTACGAACATTTGTAGGTTTACCACCTACACCTTGTGCTTTACTTCTTTTACGCCGAACAGCCGACCTTTTCTCTGCTGCTGACATCTTTGCTGCCACGCGAGCAGGGACACATTTTGGGTAGCCACCTCTAGCGGTTCTTGCTTTCTTTCTACCACAAGGTTGATATCTTCCTTTCTTTTTAGGACGACTTATATCAACCCAATTTTCTTTAAACCATCTTGTTAATCCACCACGAGGTTTAGCCATTTTTAGTTTTTTCTTCAGCTTCCATCATATGATCTTTGATGTCCACTTGCCCGTCCCAGTTTTTATCTTTTCCTGAGAGTATATTTATAAACTGATCCCATTTTTCATAGATCCAAGTTGTAATCTTATACATGCTATCTTTTCTTTCTCCTTGACACGCCCATACGATATTTTCCGCCACGTGCCTTATAAGTTCTAACTAACCACCCATTTGCATATGCACTTGGGTATACCTTAAATTTTCTCTTTGCCTCAGCTTTTACTCTAGCGTAGAGAGTTGGATTTGTAGGTATTGGTCGTTTCTTTTTAACGGCCGCCTTTCTTCTTTTTCTTCTTCTTACTGCCATGTGCTTTTCGTAATCCTGCTTTCGCAGACTTGAAGATTGATGCGACAGTTTTCTTGCCCATCACTCTTGCTCTTTGTTCCCCTACAGTTAATATCTGTATTTTTCTTGCATAACTTTTACGAACTCTTTTAACTTTTCGTACAGTTGCTCTTGCATCTTTTATAGTAGCAAACTTAATTCTAACGGTATCTTTTGGATTCTCGTCAGTGTAAAGTCTTCTACCACTACCTTTTGGCTTTTTTCCTGTTCCGACTCTTGGATCTTTTCTTTTTCTTTTTGCCATATCCTGATGCGTAGATCGCTCTGCCTTGGGCTTCTGCCTCTTTTTTAGTCTTGTAGACTTTGCCAGACTTTCCCCATTTAAAGCCGCCTTTTACTTTTCTTACGGGCATTTTTATACTTCCCCCCTCTTCGTTTTCTTGCGCAGTATTGCTTCTGTGAAAACCCTTTAGGTCTGGCACAATTTATACTTCGCTTGTATTTAATTGACCACCTAGCCATTATCTACAAGGTCTGTTTTTCTTCCTTATTGCTGCCTGTAAAGCTTTTGGTAGTTTCCGTTGCTTTGCAGTCAAGCAAGGTTTTAAACCTCTTTTTTTCTTCCTAGTGTGTTTAGGCATTTCTAAGTTCCTCTAACCTTTGACGGTCTTGCTGTATAATTACAGCTACGGGAGTTTGATTATTTCCACCTTTAGTAAAAGATGGGTGAGACCATAAATATTCGCATTTGTTCTGGAGATCATTTCTACTCTCCACTATTTTGTCAATCTCTTTAAGAGTTAGGTCATCACCCACCAAATAGATGATCACCTCCCACAGTTCTGTTCCCCAGTTGATCTCATTTAATACAAGTATTTCTGGATCATAAGGAACAATGTTTGTAGTGCCTGCGATAAAAGATTTATAAGACCAGGGACATACGTGTTTGATACTTCTAAAGTAATTTAACCAGACCATGTAGCCTGGAGTATTATCCTCTGCTCCGTTTTTTGCCACCTTTTTTCTTCTTTTTCTTACGCATTGCCATAAGTATTTCTCCTAAGTCCAACGAACTGGTTCGTCGGGACACTCTGCCCATCTTAATTTAGTCTTGAGAGGCATAAAACAATGACAGATTTTACAAAACTTCCACCTTTTGTTTAAATGTGGACACTTTTGACAAATCTTCCAACGTTCTTCGTGGGAAAGTTTCTTTTTCATCTAAGTTTAGATGGTAATTTATTCCTGCGTTTTCTTTGAAGGTTAGTTTTTCGTGCCATGAGTCTTTTAACTCTTGCAGATAACTCTTGACTAGGCTCTGCGCCTTCACCTTCTACGATCTCGGTAGAATCTACCTTTTGTACTGCCTTTTTAAGGGCTTCTTCAATACTATTTGTCATATTATTTTGTTAATTCTAAGTATTTTTCTTCTGCTTCAGACTTTGATTCATACTTATGTAGTAATCCTTCATGTCTAAAACACCAATGATTTCTTTTTTGATAAATAGGAAGTTCTTTTTTCTTCTCTGGCTTCATAACCTTTGTTTGGTATCCTTCTTTTTGCATAATTTCTCCTACGGATGCATTGATATTATAGTCCATAGCACACCACAACCGCCAACTAGCATAGTTCCTGCGGCTCCGATAAGTATAGTTTCAATTCTAGTCACCTGGTGTTCCAAATCCTCAAACTTGTTGAATGCAGTTTTCCATCTTTCTGCACATACAGCTTCGTGTTTTGCTAATTCTGCGGCGACTTCGTTGGCGTCCATGTTTATTCCCTAATATCTTGAAGATTTTTTCTTCGTATGTTGATAATTATATCAAAACAGAGCAAAATTGTCAAGACCTATTTTCTGATGGTGTAGATTTTAACGGGCTCACTCTTACCTTTTACTGTAACTTCGTCTAAAAATTCGTAATCGTATTCATCAAGTAAACTATATTCTGATATAATTAAGTCAGTATTGTAATCTTTGCAACTGGATTCCAGCCGTGCAGCAAGATTGACAGAGTCACCAAGCACAGAATAGTCAAACCTGTTGCTAGAACCAAAGTTCCCAACCACGCAGAGTCCTGTGTTGATTCCCGCTCCTGTATTAATTTGATCCAAGCCTTCCTTTGCGAGGGTGTCATTTAATTCTCCTAAAGATTCTTTCATTTCAAGAACCGCTTTGGTTGCATTGAGGACTTGATCTTCGTCATCAAGTGGTGCACCCCAAAATGCCATTATACAATCTCCCATATATTTGTCAATTGTTCCACCGTGTTTTAGTATGATTTCTGTTTGATTATCCAAGAACCTATTTATGAGAGTTGTAAGTCCCTGTGGGTCACTCTGATATTTCTCTGAAATTGGTGTGAATCCTCGGATATCAGAAAAAAGAAAAGTTAGTCGTTTTGTCTCCCCACCCAATCTCAGTAATGTTGGATCGTCCTGTAATTTTTTCACGAGGTCTGGACTAACGTACGTCCCAAATTGTTGTTTAATTTGTAATCGGAGGAAATACTGCGTAATGAAATTACGGAAACTTTCAATACTCCACAATAAAAACGAGATTAAAATAATGCCGCTAACGTCTATCAAGTAAGAAGATTGAAACGCATACCAGGCTGCATAAATTAGCCCACCTATTATAGAGAATAATATCGGAACGCTAAACCATATATAGGATGCTGTGAGTGCAATAATAGTGACTGCGATAACTGCTCCCAAAAGCTCTGCTCCACCAGACCAAGTAGGAGTAGCAGGAGCGGAACCATTGATAAGATTATGTAAAATATTAGCTTGTATTTCATGTGGGTATTTAGCCCCCGCAGGGGTCGGCACAGGGTTAGTTATACCCTCTGCAGTCGTGCCGATAATTACAAAAGGTGCTTCTACAGGATTCATCATAAAGTCTGATGCAGATTGTCTGTAGAATTTTGTATTCCAATCTAAAAAGATGCGACCATTCGCATCTGTATTCATAAGTGGGTAGCTTGGTACTCTAACCCAAGAAACTCCTTCTTGTGTTGTTTTTAGCTGGTACGAAGGATGGTCTAACCCGACTCTTAAGAGTTCTAGTGCGAAGCTTGGGTAAAGTTTTGACTCTACGTTTACGACTAGGGGAATACGCCGAGTAACCCCGTCTATTTCCGGCGTAGCGGTTACTACTCCTAGTCCCTTTGCGTTTAACGCCACTATAGACTCTGTACGTAAAATTCCTGGGTACTGATATAGCCATGGTCTTGGATCTTCTCCTATTTCGGCTGTTCCTACATGTAAGGACAGCTCCTCTGACTGTATTGATGCTGCAGAAGCAAGGACAGTTGGTTTTGATGCCATTACACTTGCTAGCTCAAAGTCATTATTTCTATCACGAATATCTGGATCAGGCATAAGAACTGTTATACCTGCTACATTCGTTCTTTTTAAAAAGTCTGCGTAAAATGATCTTGGAAGTGGATATCCACCGTAGGCTTCTATCACATCTTCATCTATGTCTACAAGAACAATATTTTCATTCTGTACTTCTGGTTGTGACATAATCAACCAATCATATGTTTTTAGTTCTAAGAATTTAAAAGGGTAAGGATTCCATATAAAGAGTCCTAAACAAAGTGCTGATATTACTAATCTAATCATTAATTTCCTTGTGTTACTGATACTGTGCATCCACTTGAAGTTGCACAGTTTTGTGTTAAAGAGTATGATTGAGCTGTTGATCCTTGTTGAGTAAGTGTTAAATCTGTTTCATATGATCCTTGTAATGTAATTGTTGCAGAATGTGCTCCAGTTCCTTTTTGCATCATATCTACAGTTGAGTACGAAGAGTTTCCATAAAAATAAACTTGTGCATATTTATCTCCACTATCCTCTTGCCAGATATCAACATCAGTATTACTTGCATGAATATCTAAAA